TTCAGGAGAATATGGTGACATTTCAAAGCGTCCGCACTTTCATATTGCTTTGTTTGGAGTGGATTTTCACTCTGATCGTGTGTTGTTTGGTCGTTCTGGTAGCGATAGGACTTATATCTCTAAGTCCGTTTCAAGATATTGGGAACACGGTAACCATCTTATCGGAACCCTTAATTTTGAGTCTGCAGCATACATTGCCCGTTATATCTTGAAAAAGATTAAGGGCTTGCAAAAACCTGAACCTTTATATATTGATCCAATTACTGGTGAAGCAGTTTTGCCTAATCCGGAATTTATGTTGATGTCTAAGGGTATTGGTAAATCTTGGTTCCGTGATTATTTCATGTCGGATATTTTTCCGCATGCTTCTGTCATTACCAACCAAGGGAGCAAAGCCCCTGTTCCCCGTTATTACAAAACTTTGTTGAAGGAGGTTGGATCCGATTTAGCATTGGATATGCAGTTTCGGTCGTCGGCCAGAGCCGAGATGGATCTTGAGCGTAATGCTTATGAGAATGATCCCGTCCGTAAGAGCGCCCGCTCTTTAGTTTCTTTTTCTCGTAGTAATTTATCAAAACGTTCGTTATAATTTTTTAAAGGTCAAAAAATGATTTTATTTGTTGTTTCTGTTAAAGATCGTGCGGCTGATGTTTTCAACCGCCCTTTTTTCGTTCCCCATCGCAATGTTGCGATTCGTGATTTTACTGATGAAGTAAATCGTTCTGCTGCTGATAATCAGCTTAACAAACATCCTGATGATTTTGATTTGTATTTGTTGGGTGAGTTTAATGATGCAAACGGTGAGTTTTCATCTAACACCCCTCAGGTTCTTGTTCGTGCCAAGGATGTAATTCAGTCTTCTTGACCCTTGCACCCCTTCGGGGGTGTTTTTTTTATTTTTTTGGAGGTTTTTATGTTTCATAATAAATCGGTTGATGCTCACAATTTTGCAATGGTTCCCCGTGCTGACATCCCCCGCTCTAGATTTTCTATGCAGAAAACTCTTAAAACTACTTTTGATAGCGGTTTTTTAGTTCCTATTATGTGTGAGGAGGTACTACCTGGAGATACGTTTAATGTCAATGTTACGATGTTCGGTCGACTTGCTACACCCATCTTTCCGGTTATGGATAATCTCCATCTGGACTCCTTTTTCTTCTTCGTTCCTAATCGTTTGGTTTGGACGAATTGGGTTAAATTTATGGGGGAGCAGGATAATCCTTCCGATTCTATTTCTTACACTATCCCGCAACAAGTATCCCCAGCTGGTGGATACGCTATTGGCTCCTTACAGGACTACCTTGGTTTACCGACTGTTGGTCAGGTCGGTGCTGGTAATACGGTTTCACATTCGGCGTTACCAACCCGTGCTTACAATTTGATTTATAACCAATGGTTTAGAGATGAGAATTTACAGAATTCCGTTACTGTGGACAAGGGTGATGGACCCGATTCATCCCCTGCCACTAACTATACAATCCTTCGACGCGGCAAGCGTCATGATTATTTTACTGGCGCGTTGCCATGGCCTCAAAAGGGTGGTACAGCTGTAACCCTTCCTTTGGGTACTACTGCGCCTGTTTCTGGTGTTGGCAGAGTTATCATGAATAATGATTCTTCTATTACTGCTGCTAATCGTGGTACTATTTTTAATACTTATGATGGTAATGAACATTACCTTGTGGCTACTGGTTCACCTACTCGTATTTTTTCTGATTCTGTTGATACTGGTTCTCCCTTACTCGTTTCCCCTCAGGGATATGGTTCTAATCAGTTATATGCTGATTTGAGTCAAGCTACTTCTGCAACTATTAATCAGTTGCGTCAATCTTTCCAGATTCAGAAGTTGCTTGAGCGTGATGCCCGTGGCGGAACGCGTTATACTGAGATTTTAAGATCTCATTTTGGCGTTACATCGCCTGACGCTCGTTTGCAGCGTCCTGAATATTTAGGTGGTGGTACTACTCCTATCAATATTTCTCCTATTGCTCAAACATCTGGTACTGGTGTTTCTGGCCAAACTACCCCACAGGGTAATATTGCTGCCATGGGTACTTACATGGCTAATGGCCATGGTTTTACTCAGTCTTTTGTTGAGCATGGTTATGTTATTGGTGTTGTTTCTGTTCGAGCCGATTTGACGTACCAGCAAGGATTGCGTCGTCATTGGTCTCGTTCTACTCGTTATGATTATTATTTTCCTGTTTTTGCTATGCTTGGTGAACAAGCTATTCTTAACAAGGAAATTTATGTAACTGGTGGCTCTGCTGATGATAACGTTTTTGGTTATCAAGAACGTTGGGCAGAGTATCGTTACAATCCTTCTGAGATTACTGGTTTATTTAGATCTACTGCCGCGGGTACCATTGACCCTTGGCATTATGCTCAGAAGTTTACTTCTCTACCTACTCTCAATTCTACTTTTATTCAAGATACACCGCCTTTGGCTCGTAATCTTGCTGTTGGTTCTGCTGCCAATGGTCAGCAGTTTTTGCTTGATGCGTTTTTTAATATTAACGCCGCTCGTCCGTTGCCTATGTACTCTGTACCTGGACTTATTGACCATTTTTAAGGTTGTGGGGTTTACACCCCATAACCCGAAAGGATTTTTATGTTCGAATGGCTTACTGCTCCGCTTGCATCTGTCGCGTCTGGTGTTGCTGGTTTTCTTGGTCAACAAGATACTAACGCCCAGAATCGACAACTTGCGGCTGAAAATACTGCTTTTCAGGAACGTATGAGTAACACCGCTTATCAACGTCAAGTTGCTGATTTAAGTTCTGCTGGATTGAATCCAATGCTTGCTTATATCAAGGGTGGTGGTGCTTCTACTCCTAGTGGTTCTGTTGCCCAAGTGCAATCACCTGTTTCAGCTGGTCTTTCTTCTGCTGAGTCTTCTTCTCGTTCTGCTTATACCCAAAAGCAGATTCCTAATGTTGAAGCTGATACAGCCGTTAAGCGTGCTGATATGTGGTTGAAGAATGCCCAGACTGATTTGGCTGGTGCTACTGCTGGTCAATCTCGAGCTATGACTGACAAGTTGCAGGTTGAAGCTGAAAAGATTACTAAGGAAATTAAGAACGTACCTTTAGAAGGCGATCGTTTAATTGCTTTAGCTAAGCAGCTTACTGAAGCTGCTAAGTTATCTACACTTCAACAGGGTACCGAAAAGCAACGTGCTAACCAATTTCAATGGTTAGCTGTTAAGACTATGCTTGAGGGCGATTTGTTATCTTTGGATAAAGATGCTATTCTCAAAGCTGAGAATTTTGGTAAAGAGTTTGGTCAATACAAGCCTGTAATTGATTCCCTTATTTCTGTTTTCCGTATGTTGTCACGACGTTAGGAGTTTTTATGAAGTTTATTTCTGCTTATGATAATCACGATGCCCGTTCTAATGAGACGGGTCTTTCGTGTTTGGATTCCTCTTTGACGCAACAGCAGTTTAAAGATGAATCTGATATCAACAATATTGTTGATCGTTTTATGAAGACTGGTCATTTACCTGAACCAGCTTCTATGCCTCAATATATTGATTATGAGGGTGTTTTTGATTTTCAATCTGCTATGAACGTAGTTCGTCAAGCAGATGAGAACTTTATGCGTATGGACGCCAAAGTTCGTTCTAGATTCCATAATTCTCCGCAGGAGTTTTTGGAGTTCTTCGCCAATCCGGCGAATTATGACGAGGCGGTTCGCCTTGGTCTTGCTATCCCAAGTAGCAAGCCTAAGGAGCCACCCTCGGCTGCTGAAACTTCTAAGGAAGTTTAAGCTTCAGGCACAGTTCTCTACTTGATGTAACTGTGCCTATTGACACCTTTCTTTGTTTTCTGTTCTAATGGAGTCATCATGAAACCTTTACATCGTCACAATGCCAACAAGCACCAGAGTGCTACTACGTTTAAACGCAATATTAAGACCACTAAGCTTGTGAATATTACAGCAGGTCCTATGCGTGGCGGTATACGTCTATAACGTGTGTACAACTCTTTGGTCACATCCGCAACATGGGCCTATTAAGTGTGGTCAGTGTATTGAGTGTCGTTTGGCTTATTCTAGGGAATGGGCTATTAGGATTACTCATGAGCAACAGATGCATGAGGTGTCTTGTATGCTGAATTTGACTTACGACGATGCTCATTTACCTGAGCATGGTCAGTTGTATAAAGCTGATCTGCAAAAGTTTTTTAAACGATTGCGTAAAGCTGGATATAAATTTCGTTACGTAGCTTCAGGAGAATATGGTGACATTTCAAAGCGTCCGCACTTTCATATTGCTTTGTTTGGAGTGGATTTTCACTCTGATCGTGTGTTGTTTGGTCGTTCTGGTAGCGATAGGACTTATATCTCT